CAATCACGTGTACTATTGCTTTAGATTCTTCTTCTTTCAGTCCAGCATTTTTTAGATTTTCGAAATATTCTAGAGTATTAAATGCTTCCATGATTTAATCCAAAATAATAAATACTTGATAAATTGATCATTATAATGTTAAATTTAACTAATTAATATACAATCTTTAGGACAAGTATGTCTGATATAATAAGGTGTACAAGATGCAATGGTACGAAGCGTATAATTGGTCTTGGACTTTTAGAAAAAGAATGTGACGTTTGCACTGGCATCGGATGGGTTAGTAAAACTCCTGTTGAAATTAAAATTAAAAAACGAAAAAAAATGATGAAGGAATACGTGCACTATAACGATGAGATTGCGAAAGAAATTTGTAGAGAAATTTCATCAACGCATCTTGGACTAAGAAGATTATGCAATGAAAATCCACATTGGCCAACAAGAAAAAATATACATTGTTGGTTAATAGATCACCCGTCTTTTCGTGACCAGTACATTCGCGCGCGTGATTATCAAGCGGAATGGTTAGCAGAAGATGCACTCGAAGTTGCTTATGATGGATCACAAGATAAATATATAGATGATAAAGGTATCGAGCGAGCAAATCATGAATTAGTACAACGATCAAGATTAATTGTTGATACTATCAAATGGACTACTGCAATATTAAAACCACGTGTTTACGGGCCTGATGCTGTGAAAAATGATGCATCAAAAGAAGCAAGTAGCAAAGATGAAATTGTTAAAGCATTGCGGGATATTACAGATAAATGCATCAACTCGATTTAAATAGCGACATAAATAAATTAAGAATAGAGCTGCTCAGCTCTTTTTTTTTATTTACTCGCGTTATGTATGAGCATCGCACAAATCGAGAATTTATTGTTAGTAAACCTATTTCTAATGAGTCGCACTTTCACACAATCGCACGCGAATTTGTAAGCGCTTTTAAATTAGATACACAAAGACTAATGATTAATGTAAGTCCTGGCTGGGGAAAATCATTATTATGTCAGCATTTTGTAGCGTGGTCTTTTGCGCATTATCCTGACGCTAGATTCCTTTATATATCTCACAGTTTTGAGTTAGCTGCATCGCATACTCACACTATTAAAAAAATAATGGAAATGCCTATTTACAAATTATTATTTAATGTTCATTTACGTCGAGATCAATCAGCTAAAGATTTTTTCGAAACTACAGATGGTGGAGCAATTGCAGCATTTGGCGCTAAAGGTAGTATTACCGGTCGTGATGCTGGATTGCCTGGATTAAGTAGATTTTCAGGTGCACTCATTATAGATGATATTCATAAACCGGATGAAGTGCATAGCGACACGATTCGAGAAAAAGTTCATAAAAATTATTTTGAAACGATTGAACGACGATTAAGAGCTGAAAATGTACCTGTGATTTTTATTGGACAAAGACTCCATGAAGATGATTTGCCGGCGCATTTGTTAGATGGTGCAGATGGTAAAAAATGGAAACATGTATCAATTAAAGCTCGTGATGATGCTGGACATTCTCGCTATCCAGAAGTTATTTCTATTCAGTCTTTAAATGAGATGGAACGATTGCAGCCTTATGTTTTTTCATCTCAAATGCAACAACAGCCTATTCCTGCCGGTGGTGCTTTATTTAAACAAGACTGGTTTGTACTATTAGACGATGAACCAGAAATCCTCACAACATTTATTACGGGTGATACGGCAGAAACAGAAAAGACTTATAATGATCCTAGTGCATTTGGTTTTTGGGGATTATATAGGATAAAGCATGATGCATTAGACATAGATTTATATGGATTGCATTTACTGAATTGTATTGAGGAATGGGTAGAGCCAAAAGATCTTGAAGAGTTATTCAATGATTTCTATTTCGGCTGTATGACGCATCATATAAAGCCATCGTTGATTGCTATAGAAAAGAAATCAACAGGTACGACATTGCTATCAATGCTTAAACAAAAACAAGGATTGAATGTTGTAGATATACCTCGCGATCGTTCATCAGGAAATAAGACAACTCGCTTTTTAGCAATGCAACCTTTCATAGCTAATAGACAGATTAGTTTAACTACATATGCAAATCATACGCAAAAATATATAAAGCATATGATAAAGATCACAGCTAATGAAACGCATAGCCATGATGATCTTGCTGATATGACCTTCGATGCTGTTGATATTGCTTTAATAAGGCGTATGATTATTAGACAAGTTGAACCTATCCATAATAGCAAAACAGCTAAAAATATTATGAGTAAATCTGTACATTTGAGAAAATTAAAGGATGCTAGGTATAAATGATTTTATCTAAAAGAATTTTTCGTTTTATTAAGAAACATATTGTAAAAAATGCTATTAGGAATAGAAAATTAAAAAGAGAAATTTCTAGTTTGAAACGTAGTATAACTTGTCAATGGGAAAATATAAGAACAAACACTAAAAATATAAAACATTTAAAAGAAATAATAAATAAAAATATAGAAGTTTATAATAATAATTTAAATGATTTTGATCAACATATCAGTAAAAATTTAAGATCATTTGATGTTAAAATCAATGAATTAGAACAATTAGAAACAATTTTAAAAACAAATAATTTGAAGATGTATAATACAACAAAAGAATTACAAGATCGACAGTATAAATTTGAAAGACATATACTAAATAAGATAGAAATTAATACAAATAAGTAATATTAATAATCTCACGGATGAGGTTTTATCATGTCAAGGCTTGCAGACACGCATCGAGCTCAATTAGAGCGAATCAAGAAAAATATTCGTCATAGTTGGCAATATAGTTATAAAAACTTTGATCGATTCCATAAATTTCGTAAGTATGTTTTTAAAACTGCAATTGATGAAAATCAGGAAACCATTCTAGCTGACCAGGGTAAACCTATTATTGAATTTAATATTGGTATGGCTTATTTATCAAGATTGTTAGGAGAATTTGCAAAACATACTCCTAGTATTGATGTCAAACCAGCAACTGGCGTTCCTGTCGATCCTATGATTGCAAAAATTGTTGAGGATCATATAAGGCATGTGGATTATGAGGCTAATCGAAATTCATATGCCTATGAAGTTTATAAATACTTATTAAGTGGTGGTTTCAATGTAGTAAAAGTATATACAGATTGGGAATCTGCAATGAGTTTTGATCAAGTTATTAAAAAAGAACAAGTATTTGATCCAACACTTTGTGGCTTCGATCCAATGGCGCGACACTCGCATAAAGGTGATGGTCAATATGCATTTGAATTATATCCTAAAACTTATGATGATTTTAAGAGAGAAAATCCAGATGTAAATATCAATAAAGTAAAATTCATGCGTAACGTGGAAGAATTTAATTGGAGTTATTATAACCAAGAACAAGGTGATATATTATTGATGGGTGATTACTTTGAAAAGAAAAAGAAAAAAACAAAGATAGTTAAACTTGCCAATGGTCGTGTAATGACAGCTAAAAATTATGATAAATTTGCAGCATGGTGGCATGAGCAAGAAATGTTAGGTGAGATTATAGAACAATTGCCTAAAACAGTTGGCAAATCAAGAATGACAGAAATAGAAACAATATGTCGTTATAAAGTTATTGAAACAGAAATTTTTGACTATGAAGAAACGGATTATGCATATTTACCTTACGTATTTGTTGCTGGTAATAGTGTTGTATTACAGGAAGGCGAAAATAATAATACTTATGAATTTACTACTCCTTATCTTTATCATTTTAAGGGAATTCAAGATTTAAAGAATTTCGCAGGACAGTGTCTTGGTAATTATCTTGATAATATGATTCAACATAAATTTATTGTGAAGAAAGAAGCTATACCACAAGAAGAAGAATATCAAGAAGCAATTAAAGATGTTCAACATCCAAGAACTGTGGTTGTTAATGCATTTTATGAAAACGATCCAAATGTTCAAATTCCAGAACCAATACGTGAAGTTGTTAATCCAGGCGCTCCACCTGAGGTAATGGGTGCATTTACAGCATGCGATCAAATGTCACAAATGATTTTAGGAACATTTGATGCAGCACTAGGGGTTAACGATAATCAACTTTCAGGGGTAGCTGTAATTGAATCAGCCACACAATCAAATGCAGCAGCATTTCCATATTTGCAAGGTTATTTACAAGCTGAAACACAATGTGCCAATATTATTGCTGATTTGATACCTAAATATAAAAAAGGTTCTAGTTTCATACCCTTGATGGACAAAGAAGGTAAAAAATATTCAATAAAAATTAATGGTAAAAATGAAGATGGTACAAACCAACCTAGATTAGACTACGATGAAAAAGCGGTTAATGTAGAAATAACAGCCGGTGTTAATTATGCGATAGCAAAGAATAAAGCACTTAGTCAAATATTTGCAATGATGCAGGCATCCCCTATTGCAGCAGAATTTTTCTCCTCAGAAGGATTTCCAATCATTTTAGATAATATGGAATTTCACGGTAGTGATATTGCTAAAGAAAAAGCTGAGGAATGGTTACAACAGAAAAAATCTCAACCGCCTCAACCAGATCCAAATCAAATGAAGATGCAAGTTGAAATGGCGAAGATTCAGCAAAAGAATCAGGAAGTGCAAATGAAATCTCAACAAAGCAATCAAGATATGCAGCAAAAGGCTCAAATGCATCAAACACAAATTCAGATTGATATTATGAAACTACAACAAGATCAAATGAAGTTAATGCGAGATTTAAAATTATCTGAAGATGAAAATTACAGAGAAAATAAGCGTTCAGATGTTGAGGGAATTATTAAAGCACATGAGCTTAATCTCAAAGAAAAAGACTTAATGCACAAACATACTATCGATCATCATGATTCAATTCGTGAGTCTGTGAAAATGCATAATGATTTAAATCAACCAGCTAATACAGAATAGAAAAAGGTAAAAAACTATGGTATATATCATTACACGAAAAGGTAAAAAATTTAGTGAAAAATATTTATGGCCAGGTGGAATTGAGGCCGCAGAAAAAGATGGTATTTCAAAATCTACAATGATGACTGAAATAAATCATCTTACTGATAAAGGTGTTTCAATAGATCAAAGAAGAGATATTGTTAATAATTTTGTTGATCGTGAAAAAGGTAAATAAGGAGCAATTAAAATGGCAAAAGCTGAAAGACATAAAGCAATGAGTCGTCATGAAAAACGCATGCATCATCATTTAAATAAAGCAGCAGAACATCATAATAAATCAGCTGATCATCATGAAGCAGCAAAAGTAAGTATGAAAGGTGTTGTTATGAAATCTGAGGTTAAAGGTGGAAAAAAAGGAGCTAAAAAATGAAAGGTCATAAAAAAGCTGCACATCATTTAAAGAAAGCCGCTCATCATGCTGATAAATCAAGTCATCATCATGAAAAAGCAATGGAACATGCTAAACATATTAAGCATGAAAAGAAAGAAAAAAAATTGATTGGAAAACTTAAAAAGATGCATGATAAGTATTAAATGTGCTTTATGTGATGAGTTTGCAAATATGTATAATGAAAGATATTTTATCGTGTCATCAAGAGAATTTTTTGTTCCAAATTGTTATGTATTATGCGATGAACACAAAGATATTCAAATGGTTTTTGAAGATTTTTACAATGAAAATGGAACAAGAAAAAAAATAGAAAAGGAAAGAATTATTAATGAGAGAACATAATTCAAGTGATGATTATAAAGAAGGATATTTTAAAGGAATTAGAGATATTTGGTTATTATTGATGGAATTAGCGGATTCTAATGTGAAAACTATAGAATACAAAATATATGAATTAAAAGAATTAGTAAGAAAGAGTAATGTATGAGTGGATGTCATGAACCATTATATGAAAATGTATCTCCTATGGTTAAAAAAATACAGGAATTAGAATATAGAATCAAACAATTAGAGCTTCAATATTATTCTCTGCAAACTCATAAAAACTACCAAATTGAGGAAAATAGAAAAATATCAAGAAGAGTTGATGAGTTAGAAATACAAATAGAAAAATGTATTGCTTTAGGATCACGTGCATATCATTCTAAAAAACCACATAAATGCCCTGTTTGTTTAGGAAGTGGTGCGATTCAGCTTGAAACACTTGATGAAGTACAAAAATGGAATGTTACAAAAATGTGTACTGCAGATGGCACATGGTTTTTTTGGTGTAAATCATGCAAAGGTGAAGGTTTTATTTGGGGTTAAAATAGGTTAATGATAGCGTAAAAAATTAACGGTGACTTCTTGAGATGGAAAAAGCTGATAAATTGGATTTACGCTATCGCCAGATAAAGAAAATGATTTAATATATTAAGAAGGAATAAGTTATGGTTAAACATTGGATTCAAGATGCTGTAAAAAAACCAGGTGCATTACATAAAGCACTGCATATAAAGTCAGATAAAAATATTCCTTTAAAAAGACTTGCTGTAAAAAGTTCTGATTCAACATTGATGAAAGAACGAAAGAATTTTGCTAAAAATGTACGTGGACTCCATAAATAAAGATGATTATACAATTAAATCCACCTCTTCCGCTTAATACACCTAAAGGTGAAGGTCTTTGTCATTTTCTAATTGATTATTCTTGTGAAAATCATCTAATGTGGGTAGTGTTTATAGATTCTACAGGTGAATGTTGGACATTTTCAAATCCAGAAATTCGAGCCCAAAAAAATATAACATTAGGTAGATTAGTAAATGAAAGTTGTAATTGATATATGTCGTGATTTACCAGATGAGCAAGAAAGTTTAACAATTATCTTATATACAAAAAGTTATCTTGATACTATTAATGGTAGAAATGGTATTTATGAATATAAATCTACTGCTCCTAAAGATCCAATTATCCTAGTAAAAGTTATTGAAGGTGCTGTTAATTATTTGCTCAATCAGCATCACTTAGATATAACACGATATATGGAAAATTTAATAAAGAAAAAGGAACCAGTAATGGATAATTTTATGAAAATAATATCTGATAAAAGTCATTAATACTCTTGCAAATCTATAAAAATAATGCCTATAATTAATTCAATAACTCAGCATGAGAGATCAACATGCCGTCTAATGCGACGCAAATTGCATTTATTTCCACGGTGACGCCGATTAAAGTCAGAGAAAAGGATTTTTATGACTGAAGCGAAAGACCCAGATTCTGTTCCTGAACTTAAAGAACAAGTTCAAGATACTGGTGCGGGTGCTCAAGCGGATGAAATAAATGACAATGATGATCGTCGATTCACTCCTGAAATTGTCACTAAAATAGTCCAACGAGAACGCGCAAAAGCCTATGAAAAGGGCAAAAGAGAGGCATTAATGGATATGCAGCAACAACCCGCGCAAGAAGCGCAAGCAACTTCAGCGGTACCAGCCGCGCAACCATCATTACCAAATCAACCCCAGCAAATAGGCGGGATGAATCAGTTAAGCCCTGACCAAATTAGACAAATGATTGCGCAGGAAGCGCCAAAAGCTTTGCAGGAGCATGTTAAATCAGTGCAGCAACAGGCATTGGTTAATTCATTTGTTAGTAAAATGCAGGCGGCTGAAACTAAATATCCTGGTATGGAGCAGAAACTCAATGAGTTGGATTTTTCTACAATTGCACCATTAATTCAACACATTGATAAAATGGAAAATACGGCTGATATTATGCACGAATTGATAGAAAACCCCATGAAAATGGGAAATTTAGTTAGTCTATTTTATTCACAGCCGAAGCTTGCCGAAAAGGCCATAAAAAACTTGTCATCGTCGATAAGGATGAATGATGATGCCAAGCAGGCCGAAAAATCGGTTAATGAACCATTCAGTCAAGAAAAACCTTCACTAAATGCCGGAAAGGATGATGGCAATATGTCGGTTTCTGATTTTAAAGCGATGTTTAAAAAGCAAAGATTAAAAGCTTATTAATCATAACTTAGACATCTAGTCATTTTCATTTCCAATTAAAAAATGGATTTATTGGAGATTCGATAATGACTGTCCCAAATAATACGCTTGTCCAAGTGCAGACTTATCAAAAAGCTGAACTTGCATGGTTATTAAACTCATTTTGTTTAATTGCTGAAACAAATTTAAAAATTTCGATAAAACCGCTGTAAATAACTTAGGTGATACGGTTACTTATGATTTATCACCTCGATATATTACATTTAATGGTCTAGTAATTACGCAACAACCATCTGTTCAGAGATTACAAGCTTTGATATGTTCTCAGGCATTTAATGTTTCTGCTGGTTATTCTGACCAACAATTTATCTTCAACGTACGTGAATATATGGAAAGATTCGGAATGTCAGCCATTCTTGAATTGGGATCAAAAGTTGAAGCTGATATTGCTAAAAACTTTATTTCAGGTGTTACAAATAATAATCCACAAGATCCTAATTTTGGTCAGATTCAAACAGCATCAGGCCCATATCGTTTCTTCGGCGATGGCGTCAGTCCCATAAATTCATTTGGTCAGTTAGCGCAAGCTTGTGCAAACTTTAGAGATTTTGGTGCAGCTAAAAATAGAATGCGAGCATTCTTGCCTGTAACCGTTGTTCCAAATATTGTTAATTCTGGTTTAAACCAATTTGCATTGAATCGTAATAATGAAATGGCAAATGATTGGGAATTAGGGCCATTTTCAGGCTGTGAATGGTTTGAATCTAATTTATTACCAGTTCATGTAGCAGGTGATATAGGAAATGCAGCAGCTCCAAATAACGTTGTAACTGTAGTATCTGTAAATGATCCAACAGGTCAAAATGTAACAGCTATTACATTTACTGAGCCAACAGGTGGCACTGATGCTCTTGCTGTATTGCCAGGTGATTTATTCCAGTTTAATGATGGTGTATCTGGACAACCAAATCTTAGATTCTTAACTTTTATTGGCCATAATCAAAGTTCACAACCAGTTCAATTCAGAGCAACAGCACAAGCTGGAAC